GTTAATTTTGACCATCCGTAGCTCAAGTCTGGCGTGCGAATGTGATCGAGGTTGATGTCGCCCTCTCGAAGGCGTTGCTTGTATGCGGCTCTTTGTAAATAGATGGGGTAAGCCGCCGAGCTGCTGTAATAGACCAGGTGCTTCGGCTTGGTTCGCACAGCCCACTGAAACATGTCGCTGTCGATCGCGAGGTCGCTGGCAACGGCCAAAGGGTTCCCTTCGATTAAGGCGCGGCCCCCGACGATCGCGGCGAGGTGAATAACGACGTCATATTTTGTGTCGTCCTTCTTGAAGAAATCTCTGCAATCTAGGCCGTTTGCAATGTCGATGCCGGTGATCTCATGGCCTTTGTTATCGAGTGCTCTGTGGAAGGCCCGGCCAACGAAGCCGGCATCTCCTGTTATCAATATCTTCATGCGAGCCATTCTGCCATGTATTTGTCGCTTCCTGATTCGCCCTTTGCCATGGCCTGGTCAATGCTGAAAACGAAGCGATCGTCTGCTTCAAGAGCTGCCCCGATATGGTGCAAGGTTGCCTTCTTTGCGATGGGGAATGGGCGGCGCTTTGAGCGCCCTTCTGTGGGGGTTTGGTAGCTCTCATCGTGGATCAGGGCGCTGTCCTTGATCAGGGGCCAAATATAGGCCGCGAGCCAGTCCTGATCGGCGGTGTAATAATTCGCGGCTTCTTCTGTCTCCTGCAAATCTGCCGGGATCGCCCTGGTACGAGCTGCAAACATGCCGGCGCTGATCTGATAATTGTGGCCTGTGGGGTGATCTTTCATGATGTGGAAATCCAGGCCGCTTGCTAGAAACTCTTCATGGGCGATCCGTTCCCGGTGCGTCAGCCTGGCGTCTGCGTCGCGGCTGAGAACGACGTCAAATGCTGGATCTGCCAAAGCCTGAAATCTCCAAAGTTTGGCCCTGTGGTCTTCTGGCCCATATTCCTCTACGAGCTGCACGTGGGAGAAGAGCTGAAGGGTTTGCTTGATGGATTCTGGAACCGAGGCCCCGGTGTAGAAGCGCAGGGTGTATCCCTTGAAGTGCCTGGTTGCCAGAATTGCGTTCTTGATCGCACCGATCGTGTATCGCTCTTGGCTGCCATATAAAGAGTAAGCGATGAGCTGCTTCATGGCTTCAGTTTGCGCTTGAGCAATTCGTAGGCTTCGCTCTGGATGTAGTTCTGGTAGGCAAGGCCATCGAATGCGTATATCTCGGTCGCGTTGACTTCCTTATATCCCTCATCCCATTCGGCTTTGCCGGCGCTGGGGTGCATGTGCTCAACGATAACGTGATCGAGATAGGTCAATGCTCCCAAGTCTTCGCCCAGTTTCTTCCAGAAATTGTCCAGGTATAAATGCTTCATCTTTGGCGGAACCATGCCGTCGAGGGCTTTGACGATGTCGCTTGTCATCGTGATCATGGTTGGAAGTCGTTGCCCCTGTAGCAAGTCGTTGCCGTAGGCCATTGACGGTCGCTTCTGCATTGCCTGGATGAGAAGTTCATCCCACCCGGCTGTGCGTGGGCGATGGTCATCGCCGAGGAAGGCGAAGTATTTATATTCGCCCTTCTTTACGATCGCACTTGCTGCCTTGTTGATTGGGTAAGCCATGCCCCGGGTTTCGTTCTCGATTGTCATGCACTTGTCTGCGCCGACTTCGAATTTGTATTGATCATGCTCTGGATCGTTTGCGTCGATGACGAAGAGGATCTCTGAATGCGTTGAGAGTTTGTCATGAGCTGCGAGCAATTCGACGGCGTTGCTCGGGCGTCCTCTTGTCGGTACGAGGATAATCATTTCCTTCATTTGCTTGTCGCAATCTCGCCGGCGATCGCGGCGTATGCCGCTAGATCCACGAAGGAGTCTTCTGTCTCTGTTTCCATCAATCGTGCAACTTTAACGAGGGCCATGCAGATTGCCACTTGCTGTGGAGTTACCTGGTGCTCCAGGTATGTCGTCCATAAGTCTGCAATTCTGCAATGATTGACGGTTGGATCGCCGTATGTCTGCTGGCGATCTTTGGCTGTGAGTCGGTGCGCTTCTTGAAGAATTTCCCCCCGATTCATAAATTATTTACCTATTCTCTTCATGTTCATTTACTGGCTCCTCATCCGGTGTGTCGATTATTTCAACGATGTTATCGTTTGGCTTGGAAGGGTCATAGCCACCAAGTCCGTAGATAATAGTTTTGCTCATAATTAACCTCTCAACCCAATAGCCATAACAGTTGTGGCAATAGTCAAAGTTCCAGCAGTAGCAAAACCTGTAGTCGTTACTGACTCTGTGTAACCGATGGCAGGTGTTTGTGAAACTGGATTCCAAGCCGAGTATTGGTTGATTAGTGTTGTCATATTAGCGTTTGTCACCATACCTGTAAATTGGTTTGTTGTTGCAGCAGTTTGACAATTTGCAGCAAGCCAGTAAATACCAGCGGTTAAAGATTGATTTATTGTAATTGCATAATTGGTAATTGCAGCAGTTGGTGCAACAGTGCCAGCATCTAGCAGCACAGTCGTTGGTTTACCAGTTGCAGCATCGTGATTGTAAATGCCAATTCTCACTACGGCACTACCTGAGAAACCAGAACCAGCGCGAATAATTATCTGATTGTATGTTTGAGTAACTGGGATAAGTATTGGCACATAGAATGTTGTGTTAGCAACAAATGCAGTGGCACCTGATACTGAACCACCCGAAATAATTGGTCGAATAAAATAATTTGATTGAGTAATAATGCCTGTGTCTGAGCCTGAACCTGCCGCACCTGTTGCACCTGTGTTACCAGTTGATCCTGTGGCACCGGTTGCTCCGTTGCTACCAGCTGTTCCGGTTGCTCCTGTTGCTCCAGTTGCTCCGTTGCTACCAGCTGTTCCGGTTGCTCCTGTTGCTCCAGTTGCTCCGTTGCTACCAGCTGTTCCAGTTGCTCCTACTTCACCTGTTGCTCCGGTTGATCCGGTTGATCCTGTTGCTCCTGTTGCTCCGTTAGTTCCAGCAGTTCCAGTTGCACCTGTTGCTCCTACTTCACCTGTTGCTCCGGTTGATCCTGTTGCTCCTGTTGCTCCTACTGCACCTGCTGTTCCTGTTGCTCCTGTTGATCCTGTTGCTCCGTTGCTACCAGCTGCTCCGGTTGATCCTGTTGCACCTACTGAACCTGTTGCTCCGGTTGATCCTGTTGCTCCTACTGAACCTGTTGCTCCTGTTGCCCCTGCTCCTGTTGCTCCCTGTGGCCCTGTCGCACCAGTCGCTCCGGTTGCGCCACCTGCTCCTTGAGGCCCTTGTAGATTACTGATAACTACTTCATTGGTAACTATTGAAGTTTCAATGGTGGTAGTTGAGTCAACGGTAGAAACTGTAACCTCAGTAGTTGGAACATAAACAATCGAGCTCATCGAGTAACCTCTGGGCTTACATCAAAATCTCCTTGAACAAGGCGAGTGACTACTCCACCGCTTGATGCAAGTTCTAAATCGTAGACATAATTGCCTGAAACTATGGCAGCGGTTTCTGTAGCGCTTAATGCAATGACAATCGTTCCGGCTGCTCCGCCAAGTGTTAAGCCGGCGGCTTGCGTCAGCGAGATGATGGTTGATGTAGATGTGACATCTTCTCGAACCTGCATCCTTGCTGTGTATCCGGTCAAATTGACTAAGGCGTCATTAATTTTCCACGTTAAAGTTTGAGAATATGTTGCGCCTTGTTCGACGTTTAAATCTAGAGTTCCTGCTGCCATTGTTGCCTCTCTTTAAGTAAAATTATTACTTTGATCCGCGTCCGAATTCGGTTGCCTTGCCATCGAGTGCTTTGAGGACTGGCCCTGCGATCGCTGCTAAGCCTGCCACCAAGTAATTTTTTAGCGGCTGGTTCGGATCTGCCAAATAAAGAGCTGCCGCTGCTGCTGCCGCTGCTCGAAGGTAGGTTTTTAGGATTGCTTCTAACTTTGCCTGGTTCATTCTGTCTCCTTGTAGTTTGGCTTTCCAAAGCCGACAATGGCGACGGCCAATGATGGCTTAAGTTTGCCCCGGTTCTTGATCTTGTACGCCCTGATCTTACGGCACACTTCGCCGCCGTTGCGTTGATCGCCCTTCTTGTCGGGGCTGGTGTTGCCTTCGATTGTGGTGACTGTGCCATCGCCGTTATTGGCGATCACGATCCCAACGTGGGAGATGCGATCGAGTGCGTCGCCTGGGAAGTCAAAGAACACGATGTCGCCCGGCTCTGGCGTTGCCGAAGCTGCGTCTTGCCATCTCTTCTTGTCCATAAAGGCGACCGCCCCTGCCGGGGTGTAGACGCAATTTGGAATTCGTACGCCGGCCTGTTTTGCCACCCAGTTCACAAAGGCTCCGCACCATGCTTGGTTTGCCTTCTGGTATTTCGTCTGGTTATTGGCTGGCCCTTCAATATATCCAATCTCTGCTTGCGCGATCTGGATCATCTTCTCTCTTTGGCTCACATTTTCCCCCTCTTAGCTTTGTTATTTTCTAGAAGCAAGCTGTATATCTCGTCGACTCTGCTTTCCACTCTTGAAATTCTATCGCTTACTGAGCTGCCCCCATTGGGCTTCAATTCTGCCAAATAATGCTTTACAAGCCATCTGGTTATTGCGGCAAATGCGCCAGCGATTGTAAGGATGGAAACGGTCAGAGCTGCGTAATCCTGGGCTGTCATTTCCCAATGGCCATCACTTGCATCGTTACGGATCCTGAGCTGGTAATTGCCCAGATGCCGTTTGCCTTGTTATCGATTGTGATTTTGTCGCCGTTATCCATCTTGTATCCGGTGCTCGAAGTGACGTCGCTGTTGCCCAAGTAGCAGGTTCCGCTGGAGCTGTGCAAGTAGACCATCTCTGCTTCTTGGGTTGCGTCAACGAGCGCCGTTGCTGCTGTGGTGACTGTGACTTGCCGGGTGCTGATTCCCATTATTCATTTACCCTTTCCCATTGACAGGTTTCTTCATTTAGAATAAAAGAACCTTTTTCTGGCATTGGTGCAATAAAAGCGTCACGTACTTCGT